CGGTCCGGTCCCTGATTTATAATGCGCCAGAGAGTTATGATGTTTATACTAGTAATCTTTGCGTTAAATCGGTTATGTCTAGGTTTAAGTATTCCAACCTCTCGATTACTTCAGACTTATAGGTCCGATCAATATCACTTAATAAATGATACTTCTCAAGTACTCTTCTAAGCTCAGGATCGCAAAATGTTGATACAAATACAGCTTTCGCTCTAATCAGCACGTCGTGTGGATACCAATCGGGTTTCGACGGTACACATATTTGTGCTATAGCCTTATCTATATTACAAGTTGGATATTGCGGTCCCATTCTGTAACCAAGCCACTGAACATATTGTCCAAGCTCTGATTTCTCCGGATTTATTACAGCACCAAAGCATTCTTTGATATTTTCTGCAAGCGTTATTAAATTGACATCTCCTTTCTTTACCCTTACTAAACAATCATCGCCCATTACGAAGTGTTCATAGTATAACACATGTGATTGAAGTAAAGTATAATGTAACATTATGGAGTTACACACTGAATCGATTAAGTTGGTGAAATATGAACCTGAGGGAACACCAGATTTGGTGACAACTATTTTCCCAGCCTTTGTTTTTATAGGCGTATTAATAAAATACTGTATGACAGATCGCCACAAATTTGGTAGAGTTTCTGGGTCGGTAGGCTTCCCATAATCTTCATACCTATCAAAATTCAAATTCTCTCGTAATATTGAGAACGCGTCACGAATCAACCATGCGGGCACGTTTACATCGAACGATGAATAATCGAGTCCCAGCCATTCAGTTCCAGGTTTTATCATACCAGTAAGATGATGTGCATCACCTTGATGATAACGAAACCACAATGCATATGGACTCCAACGTCTTCCGTTATAGGCTCGAATTAATGGTTGAGCGAACATTCCTTCAGCAATAGTCATATCAACTGGGTATACCCATATTAATCTGAATTTTTCTCCTCCCGGAGGCTGAACTGTTGTTTTGGCCGCTGCTGTACATGGTGTTCTAAATTTGATTTGATTGTATTTCATTTTATGTATATTCCATCGGATAGTGGAAACAGGTACGTCACGTTTTTGTCGAATCCCCTGCCTAGTGTATGGTAAACCAGGGGAACGTTCAGGATGTGGATAATGTCTGATAACATCATTGCAGTGTCTAACAACGACAGGATGTGGTAATTTGAAATCCTTCCGTGTTAAATTCAATGCTTGTTGATAAATTAGATCCTTC